AATAGCATATTCACCAGCAGATCCAGCATATCCTTGACGTACTTCTCTATCAGTTGATAATCCTTGTACCCTTCTACCTGCGTGATATGTAATAGCCATCAGTCAATCAATCCACCTATGCAATCTGCACGACCTGTGAAGAACCGTTCTTCCATAGTGTGATGTATAAACCGTCATTATTTGCATCAATCTTTCTTACAAACATATAGCCTTTTGAGTTTTGTGTTGCAGCTGTTGGAGTATATGTAACCAATTGAACACTACCTTCAATTTCTGGATCCATTCCTCCACCGCCACCGCCTCCTCCAGCTCCACCCGTTTCTCGCCAGGTAGTTCCGTCATAGGTCAGGGTTAGCGTGTTGCCAGCGGCTGTAGTTTTGTCAGCAGCCGCATCTAATGTAATATTTACTTGAGCTCCCGTAGCTCCTGCTTTAGCATGAGTGACAGTTAGAATCCCGTCAAACTGTAATGTCACTCTACTGCCAGCTTGGTAGCCTGTACTGTTAATGTAACCTATGGTTGTGGTTCCTGTAATGTCAAAATAGTTTCCGTCTGTTCCAAGTGTTATTGTTGTAGCACTTGCAAGATCAGTACCTTTTGATTCTTGTAAATTGTTTGTCAATGCACCAATTCCTGTAATGCTTGAGAATAATCCAGAAGAGATGTCTGCGTTCACTACACTTGAGGTTAAGTTTAATTTGGAATATGCTATGGCTGCCGAAGCATTGACTTCGGCATTTGTTATGTCCAATGCTAGTTTGGATTGTGCTATCCCAGCACTTGGTTTAATTGAAGCGTTGGCAATATTTGTAATGTCATTTCCCGTACCGTCTTGGTCTATGGATTTATTTTCTAAAGTCGCAGTTTGATTATCATAAGCGGCCAGGGCATTAGATAAAGTTGCTTTTTTAGTTGCTACTCCAGCCCCTCCAACATCGTCAACTATGGCAATTACGTCAGCGGCAACAGGTGTGGGTAAGTCTGTTAGATCAGTAATTTTCTTGTTAACCATTACTCATGATTAAATGTGAATAGTTAAAACTATTTCCTTGAACGTTTTTTGATAGGGGTAATCTGATATGAGGACGGATTGTAATTCTGAGCGGCTACCAAACAGTAGATGATACTCATTACGGAATCCTGTGGGTGATTAAACATCTTCATGGCTTTTTGACGGGGATCTTCAATTGCCACTTCCTGGGTTTCATTGAGGTCTTTTCTAGTTACGGAGGTCATATCGTCAAGTAAAAAGTCAGTTTGCCAATCATAATAATGTGGTATCATAAACATCGGTTTTTGATATTTCTCGTCCCTAGGGTGTAGCGGATGTGAGATGTGCATCCCAATAAAGTCAATGAAATTCTGAATTACAGTAGTCTTGTCAATTTGGAGTTTTGCCTGTGCAACCCCATGCTTGTCTGAACTTTGTCCATACTCTGAGGTTGGTTTGACCTCATTGCCTATGGTTTGACAGCCGATAAATTTCTGTCTGCCAAGTCCCAAAAATTTGTTATCATGAGCGTCACGACCTCCACCTTGGATGAGGGGAATTTGATCCTGTCCATATCCCCAATCTCCTACGCCATAGTCAATGTCATAGTTTCTGAACAGGTCAGTGATATGTCTGGCTTGATCCATCGGGTGTTCGGCTGGACGGGGATCAATCCATGCCAATTGATACCTGTTGCTCTTACGCCAGTGAATGATAATTGTTGCGACGGTCTTTGACGCAGTAGGACCAGAACCGAAATCAACCCCACCAAGCACTCTGATCTCGTTGCCATAGGTGGCCTTCAAGTCCAATACCTCCCCTGGAAGTAACAACTTCAAGTAGTTCACATAACAGGCTTGAACCATGTCTGGAGTAATTGGACGACGTTCTGCCTTGTAAAACTCACCTCTACAGTGAGACAGATACATGGAGAGGGGGTAGTGCTTCTCCTGATACTCTATGGACAGTTCAGGCTGAACATGATACTTGTGAATCGCATCATGTATTGTAAGGGGTATGTGTGGGAACATTGCCTGTGGGAAATGATATCCCCTATAGTCCACGTTGATTGGATTTTGTGCAATCCATTTACCCTGTAAGATTTTAGTTAATTTATCCTCATCATTGGTGATGGCACCAAATGCGTCAAATGTCAGTTTTTCTCGCCACTCGGGATCGTCATACTTCCATTCACGCTGATCCGTCCTTTTCCACATTCGATGATATTCAGAACCAGCCTCCCCACCAATGCCAAACACGTACACCCTTCCGTGAGTCTTTGACAGGGAGTACATTGCGACGGGGAGAAAACCAACGTCTTGGGCTTGGGCTTCGTCCAGGATCAATGCCTGATTGGATTTTCCCTCAACTGCGTGATACTTGTTTTCGTCAGTTACAAGGTATATGACAGAACCGTTAAGCAGCTTGATACGTCCAACGTTTGCCTTGCCATGGGGGAGGTATGCCTCCATTTTTGGATTTGCGATAAAGGTCTCCTGACGTAATCTTTGCTCTGAAAAAGCGGACCTGTGGTTGTCATCGTCCACTACATAGGTAACTTCGCATCCAGGCTTGTTTAGTGCAATCCAGGATATTAGCGAGCTTGCGTTGGTGGTCTTGTAAGTTTGTCTGCCATTGACAAACATTTGGTGTGGGTGTTCGTCAAGCAGTGGCTCCATCCAGTACGGGTCCTGTTTAAAATGGAGAGGCTTCCTTCCAATCATTGGACGAAATTCTTTAATAAAATCTAGTAAATTATTTGGAACTACATCAGGGTTTGCCTTGGCTCGTTTTTCCCTCATTCGTTCTTCTAGTATTCCTAAACGGAATCCGTCACTATGTACCATTTTTCTCAGGCAATTCTTCCAACACTGGAGTTGTTTGTAAAAGTTCTCCCTCTATCATTTTTAGTCTCCTGGCGAAATCGTGATTTTTTTGCACGGTGGAATACACTTGAGACTGATACCCTACGGCTTGGGAAAGTTTAATCATTAAGGCATGGTCTTTTTCATCGTCAGGCTTTTGAGATTCCTTAAAGAACTCGTCAGCCAATGTGTCCATGATGGAAATAGATATTTTTCCCACGTGTGAAGGATCTGTCCAAGACTCTTGCATCATATATTAAAATAAAATTTATTTAATAAAGTGTTTCTTTTTCATGTGAACTATCATTTTACCCTCGGAGGCAGTGAAAAAATCATGTTTTAAACAGGCGAAACTTGGAAATTTACTCATTATATGGTATCTCTAATTTATCTAGTATAAGTTTTAAATAGATATCTGTTTTATACTGTTTTTCCTGTATGTCTCTAATATCTTCCTCATGTGAAGTATGAATCCCAATTGAATTTTTATCCTGCTCGGAAAGTTCCACTATCTTGTTTTTTAGTGCGATAAAGCATTGTTCCTTTTTCCAGAAATATCTGATCAGTCCTATTACTCCAACCGAACAAGGAATCAAAACTGCAACTGCCATTTCGATCCACATGGGTAGTTGTTATTCTAACTGCTTAAAGGAGTTTTTATATTCAATCTTCTTCGCAATCTTCATCATGGTCCCCGTCAAGACCGCCACAATAATCACAGATCATACCATACAATATCCTGATTTACATGAACCGTTAGTTGCATCATTATCAGTCAGTTGCCTAACTGTTTTAACATTTTTCCCATATCCACGCAGTTTTATATCTGGAAATCTGGAATTGTTTTCCTCAAGTGCAATTGTGTCTTTTTTGTATTGCGGATTTAACAGGTCCAAGGTTTGAGCGAATGGACAAAAGGTACAGCCCGATTTTGGAACCTTTGGGAATCCTTCCGATTTTACAATTTCAGCACAGTTCTCAACTGTAATGTGAGACTCGCAGTATTCCCTGTACCCGTCAACAAATGGAAATACAGACTTTGCATATTTCACATTGGACACATTCATTCTGTGTGCTTCGTCGTATGATATTCCAATGTAGACATTGCACGGGTGTGACCTGTTGATGTTTAGCTTCTCTCGCATGAATTTTCTAATTGGTGAAATTTTAAACTTTGAGGTACA